GAAAGAAGTTCATGATCTAACCGAAGCATTCCAGTATTATCTACTGAAAGCATCTATGAGAATTGCATCTGAGAAGGGTGCATGTGAATATTTTGATCGTACAAAATATGCAGATGGTCTTCTCCCAATTGATACATATAAGAGCGAGGTAGATGAACTTGTTTCTAACGAATTGAACTATGATTGGGATTCTCTACGGGATGATATCAAGAAGTACGGACTCAGACACAGCACTCTGTCCGCACAGATGCCATCGGAGAGCAGTTCCGTTGTGTCTAATGCAACAAACGGAATTGAACCACCTAGAGACTACTTGTCCGTTAAAAAATCAAAGAAAGGACCTCTTAAGCAGATTGTTCCCGCATTCAATACGTTGAAGAATAACTATACTCTTCTCTGGGATATGAAGAGTAATCAAGGTTACATCAACATCGTTGCTGTAATGCAAAAATTCTTTGATCAAGCGATCAGTGGCAACTGGTCATACAATCCAGAAAACTATCCCAAGAATGAAGTCCCTGTGTCAGAAATGGCAAAGGATCTTCTCACCACATACAAATATGGTTGGAAGACTTCTTATTATCAGAATACATATGATGCTAAGAAAGACGGTGATGAACCTGCAGAAGGAAACGTTGATGATTTGATTCAAACCTTACTCACCACGGAGGAAGAAGATTGTGACAGTTGCAAAGTTTGACAAGAAAGGAATGACAGTATTTAATACGAATAAAGTAGACACAACAAAACAACCTATGTTCTTTGGACAACCTCTTGGTGTCCAAAGATATGACAATTATAAGTATCCTGTATTTGATAGACTCACACAGTCACAGTTGGGATACTTTTGGAGACCAGAAGAAGTTTCATTGCAGAAAGATCGTTCCGACTATCAAACTTTGACACCAGAACAGAAGCACATCTTTACTTCTAACTTGAAGTATCAGATCATGCTTGATTCTGTACAAGGTCGTGGTCCTGGTATGGCATTCCTTCCATACTGTTCTCTTCCTGAATTGGAAGCATGTATGACAGTTTGGGAATTTATGGAAATGATTCACAGTCGTTCCTATACATATATTATTAAGAACGTGTATCCAGATCCATCGGAAGTCTTTGATACCATCCTTGATGACGAAAACGTAATGCAACGTGCATCATCTGTCACGGAAGCATACGATGATTTCATTAGCGATGCTCATCAGTATGACTCTGGTACTATGTGGAGTCTTGCACGAGAAGGTCACACTACAGGCACAATTGAACGTCAGGAAATTAAAAGACGACTGTACAGAGCAGTTGCAAACGTTAATATTCTTGAAGGCATTCGCTTCTATGTCAGTTTCGCTTGCTCTTTTGGTTTTGGGGAGCTTAAACTTATGGAAGGTAGTGCAAAGATATTATCCCTCATTGCGAGAGATGAATCTCAGCACCTTGTCATCACCCAGAATATCCTTAAGAAGTGGGCAGCAGGTGATGATCCCGAAATGAAAGAGATTGCTAAAGAAGAGAAGGGATATGTAACTGAGATGTTTAAGAAGACTGTTGACGAAGAGAAAGCATGGGCAAAATATTTGTTCAAAGAAGGTAGCATGATTGGTCTTAACGAACGCTTGCTTGGAATGTATGTTGAATGGATTGCTAATCGTCGTATGAAAGCGATTGATCTTGATCCTATCTTTGATGTTCCTGCAAGAAACAATCCACTTCCTTGGACTCAGCACTGGTTGAATTCTAAAGGTCAACAGAATGCACCACAAGAAACAGAGATTGAATCTTATGTTGTAGGTGGTATTAAACAGGACGTAGATTCTAATACATTTGCTGGTTTTAGTTTATGATTGAAACTTATTGGTGTGACGAGTCTGTCGTAGATGGCATGACTCGTCTTTTTGATGATGTCAAAGCAACTGGTAAATCAATCAGACCTGGTACTGTAGGTCAGAATAAAGTACGAGAAGATTATAAGAAGTGTGTTGATCTATTCTTCAATGAGATCCCACAGTCAGGAATAAAGTATGATCCTGCATATAGAGACGAAGATTATCTTAAGTTTCTATTCAAAATTATTAGAGAGTATAGTATAAAGTATCTGTATGATGAACCGTTAGAGTTTCATAGTCCTCCCAAGTTTCAATTCTATAAACCTGGTGAAGCATTCTTTGCTGATCACTTTGATGCTCTCGGTGTAGATACACAGAACAGAGTTGTTGCATTCATCACCTATCTAAATACTATTGAAGATGGGGGAGGTACGTCCTTTATTTTTCAAGACCTGACAGTAAAGGCAGAGAAATGCAAAACTATCTTATTTCCCGCAGGGTACACCCACCGTCACAAAGGAGAAGTATCCGAAACAGAATCAAAACTTATTATTACAGGGTGGTTTAGATGGAAGACATGAGTCAAAAGAAACCTTTAGACGAAGAGTTTCAAAGAAAAGCAGAAGAAAAATTTGAACAGATTCTTTCTGAGTTTGATGAAGGTCCTCTAATGTCAGAGGGTATGCAGTACCTCTGGGATCAAGGTAAGAAAAAAAGTAAAAATGTATCAGATGTTACAGAGTAACTTGACTAAATAATTATGTCATGCTATCATGACAATACGTTCATCTTGTTACAAACAAGACGCAAGTAAGTCGCGGAACGGAGCGTTCATCCCATGTTTGAATTATTACTTTATGCCGAACTATCTTGTGAGGGTGCATCAGATATTGCTGATCGCATCATGAAGCACAAGAATATGGATGAGGCGATAAAGACAGAACTTGTTCATGTTGTCAAGGAATCAACTCCTGACTGTCCATGGGACGCAAACGACTAAAGGAACGGGCCTAAAAATCCAACTACTTTAGGAGTAAACAAATGACTACTATCACATACCGTGGTGTCAAGTATGACGCCGAAGGTTACAAGGCAAAAGTTCTTGCTGATCAAGAGCAGAACCGTCGTCACGAATTGATGTATCGTGGCATTAAAGTTGTAAGACCATTCGCATCCAAATCTTGATCATGTTAGCACTACAAACAGTTGGGATCGTATCCCTCTTATCTGTGGTGTTCCTATCCCTAGTTTATGGGGAAGTCCTACTTCTAAAAAGAGTTTAGGGGGAGGAAGGGGGCATGCTGAAGATCAAGTTGGAACTACACTATGATCTTCCCGAGTTTGATCCCGAGAAGCACGATCCAGACAGAACATTCGCGTTCTTAACTTATCGTGGTGTGAATTACGCAAAGTGGGTCTATTTGAAACACTTTATCAATGGAAGCAATTGGCGAGTCACGTCTTGATTCCACTACAAACCACCCTTCGGGGTGGTTTTTTGCTATAATAAATAAGTAAAAATAGCACAGGAGTGTCATGAAAATCTTTCTGGACTGCTCTGACGCCGAGCAAATTGCTCACCTACATAAGGACACAGGTCTCATAGACGGGGTAACTACCAACCCCACACTGATGAAAAAATCTGGTAGAGATCCAATGGAAGTGATTAAGGAGATATCCGAGATCCTGCCATGGAATTCATCTGTCTCCGCTGAAGTGGTTGGAGATAACGCTGATGATATGTTGGTTATGGCAGAAGAGTACCTTGAATTAGGTCCTAACATTACAATCAAAGTTCCTTGTACATATGAAGGATTGAAAGTATGTAAAGAACTATCAGGGAACGAAGTACCAGTAAACGTAACTCTGGTTTTTACAACCGCACAAGCGATTCTTGCTGCAAAGGCAGGAGCAACTTATGTTTCACCTTTTGTTGGTCGTGTATATGATCAGCACTGGGATGGTATTCAACTTATAGAGGAGATCGCAGATGTATTCGCAACACATAGCGCAAAGACTCAAGTTCTCGCTGCTTCCATTCGCGAGGCACGTCAAGTCCCCGCTGCTTTTAGAGTGGGTGCTGATATCTGTACTCTTCCTGTCACCACTTTCCACGCTCTTTATAAATCTATGCTTACAGATAAGGGATTAGAGCTATTCAATGCTGACTGGGCAGCGATCTAGTGGACGAAGAAATTAAGAAGATGTATCCTCCATCAGGAAGAGGACAAATGCGAAAGATTGACATTGAACCGCGAATCTTTAATCTGAAACACGAACTCTATAATACCCAAGGTGCTTCCGACGATTGGTATGCAGGAGCACATTACTCTTTGAATAGAGTTCTTCAAATTTTACAAGAATATTATTCATGATTTTATCATCTTGCCCACCAGTGTATACTTTACCTGGTACTTGGTCTAAGTGTAATGCTATCATTCCACACTTTAATGCTGACCCTAATATTACACTTGCAATTTCCTTTATGGTTATTGTAGTTTTGTTAGCAGGGTATGGAGTATACAGAGGATTTTTTAAGAACGAAGGACTCGCAGATCCTTTTGATGACCACGATGATTAAGGATAGAAATGAAAAAGTTCAATGAAATAACATTGAATATTAATGTCGCTATCATTGATTTCTTATATCAGGGTAGAGACTATCAAAGATTCTGGGTGCTTGAGGAGATTGCAAGAGCACCCTACTTCGCTTTCCTAAGTGTATTACATCTAAGAGAATCACTAGGACTACGAGGACCAGAGCATATCTATTTGATGAAAGAGCATTTTGCTCAGACATTAAATGAAACAGAGCATCTGGAATACATGGAATCTTGTGGAGGTAATGCTTACTGGATTGATCGGTTCTTTGCCAAACATCTTGTACTTGCCTACTATTGGATTAATGTAATCTACTATTACATTGCTCCTCGCTCTGCATACCATCTCTCATATGAAGTAGAATGTCATGCAGCAGAAACGTATCAAAAGTATCTGAAGTCTCATCCTGATGATGCTAAAATAGAAGAGATTAAAAACGATGAGTTGCACCATTCCCAAGAATTATTAAACGCTATAGAGTTATTAAAATGAAAGTAGGAATCATTGGTCTCGGTCGTATGGGTGAAGGTATGTCTCGCCGCATGATGTCACATGGTATTGATGTATGGGGATACCGTAGAAATTATGATAAAGCACAGGAAGCATATGAGAAAGGTTACGTTAGTGGAGTTGCCATTGATATTCCTACTCTCTGTGCTACCGTAAAACAATCAGGTCCTGGCATCTTTATGATGGTAGTACCAGCAGAAAACGTAGAGGACACTATCAATGAGTTACTACAATTTTGTAGTGAAGGAGATATTATTATTGATCATGGCAATAGCAATTTTAAGGACAGTCGGAAAAGATCCGAGCGTCTTTCAAAATTGGGTATCCAATATATTGATTGTGGTACTAGCGGTGGTGTTTATGGTTTGGAGCGTGGATACTGTCTTATGGTTGGGGGCGGAGATACGGCAGTCTCTACTTGCTCTCCAATCTTCAATGCACTCGCACCAGGTATTACAGCAGCACCTCGTACATCAACCACCGATTATGTGACACCTGCAGAACGTGGGTGGTTGCATTGTGGTCCTGCAGGTGCAGGTCATTTCGTAAAGATGGTTCACAATGGGATTGAATATGGAATCATGCAAGCATATGCAGAAGGTTTTAATATTCTTAAAGAGGCAAATGCAGGAAGAGCTTATGTTGCTAAGGGTGATGCCGAGGTGGCTCCCATGGAACACCCCGAAAATTATTGTTACGACATTGATGTACCTGAGGTTGCTGAGTGTTGGCGTCGCGGTAGCGTGGTTGGGTCTTGGTTACTTGATCTTACTGCGTCTGTACTACGAAGCGATCACGAACTTGATAAGTTTGACGGGGGTGTTTCCGACAGTGGGGAAGGTCGTTGGACTGTTCATACCGCTGTGGATCTTGGCGTACCCGCTCCTGTATTGTCTGCTGCTCTCTATGAAAGATTCTCTTCCAGAGGACTAGGCAAATTTGCATATAAAATCCTTAACGGGATGCGTTATATGTTTGGAGGACATGACGTACGATGAACAAGGTCGTCTTACTGGCATGTTTTTCACCCTTGATTGCCATCTACATAATTATGAAACTATCTGTATGGATCGCACAAGTAAATGCTGAAACGGATTATGTCAGAAAAGAACCTTTTCGTAAACGAGGACCCTATCTGGAGAACCCGTATGCTGATGTTGACGACAAAGAAGAGGAATATGGAGATCGCACAGATTATAGATAGTGCAATCTTTGAGTATTACTCAGAGCAAGGACTCCCTGTTCCTCAATGGAGACAAACAAAGAACCCACAATGGTGGGTAGATTACCTTACTGAACTAGGATTAGATTCTAACAACAAATGAGATTTGAAACTTTTAACCTCCGTGAAAGACAATTGCTTGCAGAAGCAGTCTGGAGAAGACAACGTTGCTTCATCGCAGGTGACAGACAATTTAATGACTTTGGTAAACTTCTAGATGAAGTTCTAGAAGGCATGGATTATGTACCAGGTAAGGTTGTATGAAACTAACTCAAGAAATGATTGATAAGATCCAGAGTCTTATGAACCATACCAAGAAAGATGGTACTGAGAACTGGAAAGATGGTGATCAAATTGAATTCAATCTTGCAGGAACTTTTGCTGCTGATAAATTTATTGTCATAGCAAACGCATCTAAAAAACCTTGGGTTCCTGCTGAACCACATCCAAGGTACGACTACGAAAAAAAGGAATGGAAAAAAGATGAGGGTTGATCGTCACCATGACCCTGTGACTGATTTAGAAAATTCTATCATTCACGAACTAGAGGGCATCACTACCCAACTGGGTGGTACTATGAGCAGACTTACCAGAGTAAATTCTATGGGAAGATCATGCAAAGTCATAGAAATTGAATACGATGTGGAGGGTTAATCATGCCAGTATACAGAGAATACAAAGTTAAAATCAATCTAAACGAATTGATTGAAAAGAGAATCCCATGTTGTGATCTATTACATCCTGATCATTGCTTGACAGAGAAACAGGTTGCTGAGATTGCACATGATATTAATATGGATCTAGATCTACAGTCTGTCTATAAGCAGGTAGATGATCATATCCTACGCTATGTTACCGCAGCAGGAATTAATAATGATGATCATTGGGTTGAAGAAAAATTAAAACATCCTCACGACTAATGTTTGGTATGATATTATTGTGGTCTGCTATACCATTTGTGATAGCGACTATATATGCAGGAACCAAGGGTGGATATTATGACTCAGATGACTATGACGGAAACGGAACCGCTCACTAGACGCATCGTTATCTTCGGTGCAACTGGAGATCTATGTAAAAGAAAACTTATTCCAGCACTTTATAAACTATGGTGTAAACATCTTTTACCACACAATATTTTAATTGTAGGAGCATCTCGTAGAGAGCATACCAAAGAATCTTGGTTAGAACATCTTGGAGATTATCCTGAAGAGTTTTGTCATTGGATGGACTTTGTTTCATGTGATCTTGACTGCCAAGATAGTTTGATGAAACTACATGATGACAGTGCAGACACAACATACTTCTTATCTGTTCCTCCAGAGAGATACGAAAATGCTATCATCAATCTTAAAGAAGCTGGGTTCATGGACAACCCAGACCGATCGCGTATTGTTATTGAGAAACCCTTTGGGCACGATTTTGAATCTGCTAATCATCTACAGTCTGTGGTGGAGCGATATCTACGCGAGAAACAAGTATATCGCATTGACCATTATCTTGGTAAAGATACTGTTAATAATATCCTTGCCACTCGTTTTAGTAATACACTTCTTGAACCACTATGGAACCGTCAGTACATAGAGGAGATTCAGATCTTTGCTTCTGAAACTATCGGATGTGAAGGTAGAGCACAATACTATGATCACTCTGGTGCTGTCAGAGATATGCTGCAGAACCATGTGTTACAGGTTCTTGCTCTTATTGCCATGGAAGCACCATGTAAAATGAATGCTAGGGAATTAAGACGTGAGAAGACAAAAGTGCTCGCAGCGACTAGACTAGGAACGAATCTTATTCTAGGACAATATGAATCCTATCGTACTGAAGACGGTGTTAGTCCTCAGTCTCACACTCCTACCTATTTTGCTGGTTCTCTCTTCGTTGATAACTGGCGTTGGGAAGGAGTTCCTTTTAACGTCATGACTGGTAAGAAACTACCTTATCAGTGTGTAGAGGTGGTAATTAAAATGAAGGCACCACCTCAGCAATTATTTGATGGGCATGAGTATAACGATAGAATTGTTATGCGCTTGCAACCTAGTCCTCATCTTGATATTCGTATTGATATCAAATCTCCTGGTCTCAATGATGAGGTAGAAACAGCAACACTCACCCACGCATACCCACAAGACAGAGCAATTGATGGTTATGAAAAACTTCTATATGATGCTCTGCACAGTGATCAATCACACTTCGTTCACTCTGAAGAAGTAATGGAGTCTTGGAGAATCGTGGAAGATCTTCTGTGTACTGGAGAGAGTTGTCCAGTCCGCACGGTTCCATATATCTACACTGGTGGATGGGGACCTGAATACAAATCACAATTTATAACCAATTGGGATTACCCTAAATAATCTCAGCATTAGATTATTGTTTTGATTGACTATGAAAATCCT